GTGCCGAAAGAATGGAAGCACGTTCAGAACAGTTTGCGGCTGGACTAGAAGGTTTCAAGAAAGAATCAGATTATAAGCCCGGTGGAAACGAACCATTTGTTGAAAGTGTTGGACCTGCAGCAGAAACACCAGACGACGACATACCATTCTAAGGAGCATTAGATGAGAGTAAGAGCAGGAAAAGAGGAAGCATCAGGGACAGGAAAGAAGGGTCCCGGCCTCCTAAAAATACGTGAAGCAATTTTCGGCTCCGCCGATCAGATTCAAATCGATGCATTTGAATTCATTCCAACCGGACTTTCCGCCCTAGATAAAATGATGGGTGGAGGAATTATTATCGGAGGCGTAGTTGAACTTATTGGATTAGAAGCGTCAGGCAAATCAACTCTAGCTGCCATGGTGGCTGCTCAGGCCCAAAAGAAAGACATGCCTGTTGTTTACCTCGACACCGAGGCAGCCACCTCCATGGCTAGATTAAAATCATTGGGCGTTGATGTTGACCAGCTTATCTATGTTCAGCCGGGTTGTCTTGAGGATGTATATGATACAATCGCTCAAGTACTGACATCTAAGCTTAAGGACAAGTCGTGGGAAGGCCCGGCTTTAATCATTTGGGACTCATTGGCTCAGACTCCTGCCAAGAAAGAGTGCGAAATGGAAGAGGGCGATGAGTACACAAAGGAAATGGCAACTAGAGCCCGAGTCAATTCAATGGGTCTTAGAAAGCTGACCATCCCTCTTCAGAACATGCAAGTAACCCTTTTGATTGTCAATCAGCTCAGAGAAAATGTTGGTCAGACCTTCGGTGAAAAGTATTCGTCTCCCGGTGGACATGCTCCAAAGTATGCCGCCATCCAGCGGCTACGGCTTGCTGCAACCAACACCGTGAAGATTAACGAAGCACTTGGAATCACAGGTAAGAAAATTCAGGCTAAATCTATTAAGAATAAGGCATACACGCCTCTCTTGGAAGTCGACCTCATATTCAATCATCAAACGGGAACATTTGATGAATCGCTTACCATGTATGAACTTCTAAAGGATCAGAAGAGACTCACAACAGGTAGAACTAATGAGCTTAATTTGAATGACGATCTTACGGATGCTAATGAAGCCGGAATCGTTAAATTCAACCGAAAAGATTGGGATCAAGTCTTTGCTGACAACAAAGATAAGATCTACAAAATCCTCAAATGAGCAAGAAGATGTACTTCGATAATGATTACGTCGAAGAGAAACTTATAGAGTTTCAAGCGACCCGTGATTATGATATCATCAACGAACTCAACCCAATTTTCAACAAGCTTATTTCAGGCGTTATTGGGCGATACAAATTGCTTAGAAGGAACTATATCAACGACGATATTCGTCAGGAAGCCTGGGTTGGCATATTAGAAGCCGCTCCAAAGTGGAGCAAAGAAAAGGGAGATGCTTTCTCCTATTTTACAGGAGTAGCTCGGAATAAAATCTTCTGGTATTTGAAATCATATTACCAGGATACCTCGCTCAATTCAGAAGACCCTCATTTCATGGCAATTGATGATGAAAACTTCAATCATGATTTTAGTCAAGACTCTGATAATGAATTCGAGAACCTCTCTGCAATAAGAGATTACATTCTAAAGTTGACAGCTGAGTCATTAAACCTGCCAGACGATGAGAGTTATGGTATAATATTAGAAAGTATTAAAAATAAAATCATTAACGGAGATAGTGTTCGTTATGAAGATCTTATTCGAGAGACACAAAAAGAAATAGGACATCCGAAAAAGAAAGTGCGATTTGTATTGGATGCAATCTATGCGCATTTCATGGGAGAGATATAATGAACAAGAAATATTCGTATGAAGATCTTACCAGCCTGCTATATCGAGTCTACAAAACGACTAGAGTTGAAAGCGCTCTTGGGATTGAATGGGCCAACTATCCAATCGAGATTTTTGATGAAGTGGTTGAAGTCATTACTGAATTAGAAATCACTAATAATGAGTGATATTCTAGTATGTGATGGTTCTAACCTATTTGTTAGAGCCTTCTTCTCCATGACGGATACGACTCTTCAGAACTCAAAGAGTCAGGACACTACAGCTGTATATGTGTTCTTACAACATTTGAGGAAGATGATTGCGACTGAAAAGCCTGAAGAGTGCTATATCATATTTGACTTTGGTAGAGACGTCCGGAAGAAGGGCCTCTATAAAGACTATAAGGCCAATCGAAATATAGACCTCGGGGCTTTAGCCGGGTACGATCTCACGGTCAAGATGAATGAAATTGAAAGCAGGAAACGCCAGAAGGAAGTCATCATTAATGCCCTAAAAACCCTCCCTGTTAAATTGGTTATAGTGAAACAGATTGAGGGTGACTGTCTGATCGCTTTTGTTGCCAAGCATTTCATTGACAGAGGCAAGACGGTGACGGTTGTGTCAAACGACAAGGACTTCTACCAGCTTCTAGATCATGACAACATGAAGATTTTCAATCCGCACAAGAAGCAGTACATCGCCTCGTGTAACATGGAAGAAGTATTTCCCATAAAGAACTTTCCAATTCCTTGCTACCGCCTATACAAAGCAATTAGAGGCGATTCCTCGGACAATATTCCTGGCATTAAACTATTTGGTGACAAAAAGATCCAAACAATGTTTGACATGTTTAGAGAATGTGATCCTGGGAAAATGCCTCCTCGAACTGTGCAAGAGCTATATGACGATTTCGAAAAATGTCCGAAAGCTAAAGCCAAGTTTTTCAAGTATTTCGACGGTCAAAAAGAACTTCTTGAACTGAATTATAAGCTAGTTGATTTAATCGACATGGATTGGTCTCCGCAGTCTTTGCAATTGATTTATTCAGCTATAGAGTCTAAGCCCTCATTTTCGGCAATGGACTTCATGCAGATATTGATTAAAGAAAACATCAACACCATTTTAGAAAAAGTCCAGGACTGGACAAAGCCTTTCAATCTAATGCTTCCAAAAAAGAATGAACCTAAAAAACCAGAAGAGCACGAACTAGATTATAAATACGATGAAAGACCTTAATGAAAATACTTTTATACGGCGACTTGCATGCAGCCAACCTCTACAGTTTCAACGTAAAACGTAGTAAGTTTCAATTTACTGAGTACTCAAGAGTAGACGAACTATATTCAACACTTGCATGGATCCCCAAGGTTACAAAAGAATCAGATATCATGATGACTGTGAACATGGGAGACACATTCCATCAAGCGTTAAGATTCTATGTTGAAAGATACAACACTGTAGTTAGAGCCGTCAATTCAATCAATAGAAATACTTTATCTAAATCTGGTGTTATCTTAGAAGGCAACCACGATAGAAGCGATGAAGTTTCTGCCGTCGATACATTTGAAAATGTGCAGGGAACTGTTCTAGTCAAGAGCAGCATCAAGGTTAAATACGTCAGTGAAATAAATTCCCATCTAGTTTTTGTTCCATACATCAGAGATCCTAAAAAGACAAGAGAAGCCTTTCAAGCTCTACATGATAAGTACAAGAATAGTAAAACCAGCGTGTATGTCCTGTGCCATCTGGACACAAAAGAAGCATATGAAGGATTAATCTCTTCGTCATATCAGCTTGGACAAATCAATTCATACGACGATCTCGGGTTAGATATTTATACAGCCGTATTTTCGGGTCATATCCATTTCAAGAAACAAATCAGAGATAATTTCTTTTATGTTGGATCAGCTCTTAATCATAACTTCGGTGATTCATTGACACGGAAGGGTGTTACAATTGTTGATATTGACCCGAGTTCATTTAAGATAACATATAAAGAAAATCCGTATTGTCCGTTCTTTGTGAAGTTCAATTTAGAAAAACCCGACAATACAAAGATGAAGATAAAGCGAATCGAAGAAGAGATAAAGAACTACAATTTGACGAATGTTTATGCTAGAGTCTTCTCCTTAAGCACCGAAGAGGGAAGGAAGAAGTCTAGTGATTTTATTAGGGACTACAACCACTTATTCACAGCTTATGAAACAAAGAATCTTGATTCAGAAGAAGCACTAAATGATACAGACATTATCTCGAATGCAATGGATCATGTCAATGTATTTGACCTCATTGTGGAACATGGAACTAAGATTTTATCATCGATGGGTAAATCGCCCGATGAAATAGAACAATATATTATGAGGCTCAAACGCGTATGTCTCTTAAACTAAAAGAACTTGTAATGGAAAATATGAATTCGTTCCTTGGCTCTCATAAACTTTCGTTTACTGAGAATCAGGGAAACCTTGTTCTGATTAAGGGAATAGACGAATTTGATAAGTCTTCAAACGGAGCCGGTAAATCTACTATTGTAGATGCCATTGTATTTGCTTTCTACGGAAGGTCCCTCAAGAAAGAATTGAATCTAGATGACCTTGTTTGTAAGAAGTCTAAAGAGCCATTAAGAATTGTGTTATCTTTTGTAGATTCAACTGATGGTGTTGTAAAGAACGAATACTCAATTGAACGTACTCGTTCTAAGAACCCATCATTCTCCAAGTGCAACCTCTTAGAAAACGACATTTGCATATCTAATAATATGACAAACACAGAAGTTCAAACCAAGATCGAATCACTAATTGGAATGGACTATCAGATGTTCGTCAACAACAACGTATTGAACCCTGAACTCTTTAGATTCATCAAGGGAAACTCTGCTCAGAAGATTGATATTCTAGAACGAGTCCTCAACCTCAATATTGTTTCTAAAATCTTCTTTACCTTGTCAAACGTGGCCAAAGAAGATCTAGCCGTTCATACGAAGAATGATACAGAATACTATGCCCTCAAGAAATCACTTGAGAGCCTTGTTCAGCAAGAAGAAGACGTGAACAAGAACGTCAATGAAAATATCGAACTATTGAAGAATGCCAATCATGCACTTGGACATTCAGTAAAAGAATTAGAGGGATTGAGAGATATTTATTCAGCAACTGTAAATGAATTGCATCCTGTTGTTGAACGCCTTGGACAAGAACTCGATCGATTAAACGAAATGAAAATCAAGCTTGAGCACAACATCTCTGAACATCAGAAGAGAGTTAAGTATTACGAAAAGAACGAAAACTGTCATGCATGCAAACAACCCATCCCTGACAGAGATTCAATTTTAGAAGCAGAACGAGCTAAAGTTCGTGAACACTCTGAGACGATGAATTCAATTCTTCAAACCATTACGGAAAAGAAGTCGGACGACGTATTGACAAGGTACGAAAAAGCAGTTGAGGATGCTGATGAATGCACCCGCAAAATAAATGAGAAAAATTACCAGATAAAAAACAACAATAGAACAATTGAAAAATTCAGCAATATTACCTCTTCAGCAGGTCAGGTCGAAGAAGTAAAAGCTAAGCTGGATGAAGCAACAATAGAATGGAAAGATTCTAAAGAGAAGCTAGAAATTACAGACTTCTGGAGAGAAATGCTGACACCTAAGTCCAAAACCAGAATGACATTAGCCTCTGATCTATTGAAGGTTTTGAACGCCAATATTCAGAAACACATCAATAACTTCTATAATAAAGACTTCCGTATGCATTTTAGCATTAGTGACAACAGCATCAATGAAATAATTGAAATTGACCGTCAGCAATTCAAGTACGATCAGCTCAGCTCTGGTGAGAAAGCCAAGGTTGACATTGTAATAGTAATCTCACTACTTGACATCGCTATGACTTATTTCAAGAACAATAAACTGAAATTTCTAATAGTTGACGAGGCTTGTGACCACCTCGACCTTGTTTGGTCGAAATATGTGATAGAATTTATTAAACAATACGCGGTTAACCTCAACATGATGGTGCTATTCATTTCACACCATGCCGCGGTTGAAGACATGACTTACGTGTTTGATAATACTATCCTTGCAATGAAGGGTCTCGATGGAAACTCGTACATTCCAAAATCTAGAGTTCACTAATATTGGAGACACCGTTCGTGAAATCGAACGGAAATTTGCCATAGACCCTGTCCATAGAAACTGGAAGAGTCGCGGCGAAATAAATGTTAGATGTCCCAATTGTAATGATAAGAAATATCATCTTGGGCTTAGTTTTGCCAAGAATGGATATAACTGTTTTAGATGTAGTTTCCAGGGAAGATTAGCAGACTTCCTACGAAAGAACGGAATAAAGTATGAGACAAAGGGACAGATTTACCGACCCGACATTGCTTCGCTCACAGCTCCGAAAATTAAGATTCCAATTGATTTTAGTCGAAATGAAGATATCGCTCGCAAGGCTAAAACTTACATGGTATCGAGGGGCTTTGATCTTAAATTCCTTAAAAGCAATTTTAAGATTTGGCCCATAACAAATCAAGAGCACCACTATTTCGGCTATATCATTGTTGAATTGAATGACTACGCATTTTATGCCAGGAAGTTTTTAGACCTCACACCAGCACATCAGCGGCACGTCATTCGTAAATCAGATCCGAACATGAAACTATTCTATACGTACGATAAAAATAACTCTAGCACTATACTTGTTGTCGAATCGATGTTTAATTTAATGAAAGCCGCCCAATATGGGTACGATGCAGTTTGCATCTTCGGTAAAGGCAGCTGGGCTGCATTCGTTGAATATTTGAGAACTCACGATAAA